CAAGCATTGCAGATGCAGACAATGGTTTATCAGACCTACGGTCCAATGAATGGCCTTGTTAGCATGACCAACATCCGCAACACACTAGCTGACCAGTTGGCCGTGGCAGGCATTCGCAACGCAGATCGTTACTTTGCGCCGATCACACCAGAGATTGAGATGCAAATGCTGCAAATGCAGCAGCAGGCTCAAGCACAGCAAGGCCAAGGCGCTGACCCTAACGCAGCATTCTTGCAGGCAGAGCAAATGAAGGCACAAACCAAGATGCAGGCTGATATGGCAAAACTGCAACTTGAGGCACAAAAAGCCGCCGCAAGTGACGATTTGAAGCGTGACCAGATGGCTCAAGACCTTCTCGTTGACGCCGCAAAAGTGTATGGTGAATATGGAACAGCAGTGGATGTTGCACGCATCCAAGCTGAACAAGATAAAAACCGCATGATTGGCGGTATGGCACAAGGAAACGTACAGCAGTGAGCGCTGATATACGAATAAAAGCCGATGACGCGCGTCGTTTAAAACACGACAGCGCGTTTAAGGCGTTTGTGCAAGAGGTTCGCGAAAGCCAGATGCAAGTTTTCGCAAACAGTGGTGCTTCAGACGTTGAAGCCCGTGAAGAGGCGCACGCGATAATTCGTGCGTTAAACCAGATCGAAGTGAACCTTGACGCTGCGTTAGCAGCAGAGACACTTTTAGATCGCAAGCAAAGAAAGTAGCACCGATATGGAATCGACTACACTAGAACAAGCGGCTGCGAGCCTGCTATCAACATCCGAGCCAGCGGCTCAGGGTGATAATCTAAGCGAAGCTGTGGAAGAAATCACAGAGCCTACAGACGACGGTCAGGGCGAAGAGATTGAAGCCGTAGCCGAGAGCGACGATGACGTCGAGGTCTCCGACGTAGATATTGATGACCAAATTGACGACGAAGACCTAGTAGAAGTTGAAGCTGAAGACACCATGCTCATCCCCGTCAAGGTTGACGGAAAAGAAGAGCAATGGACACTGGATCAGTTGAAGCAATCTGCGGCGGGTCAAGCGGCAATCAATAAACGGTTCCAAGAAGCTGCCGAGGCGCGTAAGCAAATCGAACAGCAGGCAGCCGTTTTACAGCAGCAACAGCAACAAGTCATGCAGTTGTACCAGGCAGCGCAAAATGGTGGTCTACAAGCCCCAACCCCACCTTCTAAAGAGTTGTTCGAAAGTGACCCTATTGGGTTCATGGAAGAAAAGCTCAATTACGAAGAGGCGAAGGGCCAATACGATCAGCAAATGCACCAACTTCAGAATGTGCAACGTCAGCAGATGCACGCTCAACAAGAGGCTCAACAAGCCTACCTTCAAGAGCAAGCAAGAGAGTTGACACAGCATATCCCTGATATCGCAGACCCAGAAAAGGGTCAGGCGATTAAAAACGCATTAGTCGAAACTGGCGTCGAATACGGCTTTACAGCCGATGAGATGCAGCGTGTGACTGATGCTAGATATGTTCGTGCGTTGAACGACGCTCGGAAATATCGCGAGTTGGTGAAAAAGCGCAAATCAGTGACGGCCAAAGGTGAAAAGGCCAGACCTGTAATTAAAGCTGGTGCAAAGAAAACTGCCGATGGAAATGCTGCAACTCGCAAAAAAGCGAAAACTCGCTTGCAGAAAACAGGCTCAATTGATGACGCATTGGGCTTGATAATCAACTCCTAAGTCTTTGAAAGGACTAAACAAATGGCACAGCCAGCAAATACATTTGACAGCTACGATGCTGTCGGCATCAGGGAAGACCTCTCAGATGTAATCTATAACATCTCCCCGGAGGAAACTCCATTCTACTCGAAATCTGCTAAGAAGTCGGCAAGCAACACTTTAGTTGAGTGGATGACTGATTCGCTTCGTGCTTCTGCCGCCAATGCTCACATTGAGGGTGACGCGACTGCTGGCGAAGCTCGCACTGCTACAACTCGTTTGGGTAACTACACCCAAATTTTCAAAAACGCAGTTGTCGTGCCAGACACAGACGAAGGTCTGGACAAAGCCGGTCGCTCAAAAGAGATTGCTTATCATACACTTAAGATAGCAAAAGAGCAAAAATTAGACATAGAGAAGGCTATGTTCGACAACAATGCGCGTGTTGCGGGTAACTCCACAACTGCACGCGAAATGGCTGGCGCATTGGCTTGGATTAAAACCAACACAGACCACGGCGCAAACGAAGGCGCTGATCCAACAGGCGACGGCACAGACGCACGTACAGATGAGACAACTACTCTCATCGCGTTTTCGCAGGCTCGTTTTGACGGTGTTATGCAGTCAATTTGGGAAGAAGGCGGGAAACCAGATACGGTTTACCTCTCAGCATTCCAAATGAATGTTGCACTTGGCTTTACGGGTAACAACAACCAGCGTTCAGCAGTACAGGCTGGCGATGAGCGTGTGATCAAATCTCTGGCGGTGTACGTCACGCCGTACGGTTCGGTGGAGTTCCTGCCAACTCGGGAGAACCGTTCGCGTGACGTCCTAATCATGCAGGACGATATGTGGGAAGTCGCAAGCTTGCGTCCGACCAAGAATGTTGCTTTGGCGAAAACTGGCGACAACACTACTCGCCAGGTTGTGACAGAGCTAACGCTTTGTGCCAAAAATGAAGCGGCCAACGGCGGCATCTTCGACAACACAACTTCCTAAAAGAAATGATGGGGTGGTTTTTATCACCCCATCTACCCATAAGTTTTTGGAGCATGTAATGAAAGAAGTCATTGTAAATCGAATTAAGATTAAATGCAGCAAGGGCCGTATTGAAAAGGGCGAGAAAGTTATTTTGTCGGACGCAGAGATTGAAAAGATCACATGCCTACGACCAGACAGCGTCACAGTTTTGCGTGAGATCGTAGAACCTGCTAAAGTAGAAAAAACAAAACGGAAATCACGCAATGCAAAAAGCCGCTCATTCAACTAAAATTGCCGAAAAGTTTAGCTTTGAAGACGACAAGATCGTCGTCAAGAAAACTTTTGATATGTCCCACGTCCTCAAGGATGCGCAACACGCCCGTGAGGTCACACAGAACAGCTTTGGGTCAGACTATAAGCACGTAGGCAATGTGGACATGGGCCAGCTAGGTGTGTGGCTCAAAGAAGCTGGGGTCTCCTGGACAGACACAGCAGCCGTTAAGGACGTAATAAAAAGAAAGCTGATGAGTAACGAATTTAGTGCGCTTCGGGTCTGGGAAGGCACGTACTGAGATGGAAGTCTCTTCGCTCATAAATATTTGCCTGACAGCCGCTATCGGCGGGATAGGCTGGTGGCTCAAGGCGCAACACTCCGAGGTTGCAAGGCTTCAAATCCTTGTGAACAGGACACGCGAGGAGATGGCAAAAGAGTACGTTACGAAGGCTGATAGCACGGCTGTTATGGGCCAGATCGTTGCTCGTTTTGACCGGATAGAGGAAAAGATAGATCGTCTGATGGAGCGGTAGCTCATGGCGATTTTAGAAACTATAGCTGCTGCTAATGCTGCGTATTCAGTTATTCAGACCTGTCTTAAAAACGGATCTGAGGTAACAAATTTAGTTTCGCATGTTGGAAAGTTTCTCACTGCTGAAGATGAATTAAAAGATGCAGTAAAGAAAAAGAAGGCAAATCCGATTAGCTCAATCACTGGCGGGTCGGAAGGAGATTGGGCAGAGTTCCAAGCATTAGAAGATTTGAAGGCCAAAAGAGCCGAATTGGAAAGCTGGTGTAGATTGTATGGCCCACCGGGAACTTGGGATAGGTGGCAGCAGTACCAGGCAGAGGCGCGTAAGGCTCGACGCGCAGCAGAGAAGCAGCGCCAGAAAGAACGAGAAGAAATGATCGAAGCCATGACCACAATTGTGTGCGGCTTCATTGCTATTGGCGCAACAGGCGCAGCGTTCTACTGGCTTGGTAAGTTCATGGAGAAGTGGTGATGATCTGGGTGTTAGTGTGGTTTAACATAATCAACAATAATATTACGAGCTATGAGTTGGGACAATTTACGTCTGCCAGCGAATGTGCCAGAGCAAAAGATGCCGCAAAGGTTTTAATAACAGACAGCAAAACGATTACCTATTGTTTTTCAGTTAATTCGGATATGGTAACAAAATAAAAGGGAACGACGATGCGTAAATTAGACAGTATTTTTATTCACTGTACAGCTACTCGCGCAGAGTGGTGGGCAGATCGCAGGCCAGAAGAGAAGGCGGCTGAGTGCAAGCGCTGGCACTTAGACCGAGGATGGTCTGACGTGGGCTATAATTATTTCGTCGATAGAGACGGCACAGTCACAGAGGGTCGTCCGATTGAAAAGACGCCGGCAGCGCAAAAGGGACACAATACTGGTTCCGTAGCGATTTCACTGTGGGGTGGTCACGGCGGTGAGCAGCATGACAAATTTGAAGAACACTTCACAGCAGACCAAGATCGTGCGCTGCGTAAGCTGATCGCGCAACTGCGAATGGAATACCCGTCAATTACAAAAGTGCGTGGACACAACGAAGTTTCGGCAAAGCAGTGTCCTTGTTTCGGTGTATCCGAATGGCTGAACGGAGTTGAGGCAGTCAAGAAGCCAGCGCGCAAAAACGTAGCGCAAACCAAAACAATCCAGGCGTCTAGCGTCGCCAAAATAGCGTCCGTCGCAACTCCTCTGGTCGGTGTTGTAGGCGGGTTGCCGTGGCAGAATTTAGCAATCATGGGCGCGCTGGCAGTCGTGGCAATGGTCGCATTGGGCGTCATTGATATCGAGCGCTTAGGCAAATGGAATAAAGGCGACCGTTAATGTTTTTGTTTGCAAAATTGAAGATTTATGCGGCGCTGATCGGCGCTGCGTTAGTGGCAGTCGTGACTGTCTATTACCGTGGCCGAGCAGACGGCAGGGACACTTTAGAGTACGAAATCAAGGATGACCGTCTGGACAAACTGCTGACAGCAAAGGAGTTGCAGGATGAATTACAGGAAATGGATGATGATGATATCGCTGCCCGTGCTTATGGCTGGGTGCGGAACGACAATCGCGGGTGACACATATTGTGATTTATCAAAGAGTATTATGTTTGGGGATCAGTCTGTAGTCGATGCGCTGGCGAAATCAGACCCAGCTCTATTACGCCAGATCGTGCAGCACAACGAAACGCGGCAGGCAATCTGCTCGGAATAAGAAGGTGACCAGCAGCAAGACACGCACAGGCCGTGCGGGGGAGCATTTTGTGGCGTACCTGATCGAAAGGTCTGGCTTGGAGGCTGCGAGGGTTGATGGCGCTTGTGATCTACACGTCACGCTCGACAGTGGTCGGGTTCTGCGTGTGGAGGTCAAGACAGCTACAAAACTGGCCGGTCACAAGTACAAATTTTACCATAGTAGCTTTGAGGCGGATATCTTTGCGCTGGTCGCTATACAAAACGACCAGCCGCTTGTTAGGTTTTTGGAGGAGAGCAACATGCCACGCTACTCTCTACACCGAGATGAGTTTACGCAAGAAAATCAGGATGCAGATTTGCAGTGGATAGCAAGCCTAGATTAAATTCTCTTGCCAGCCTTGCGTAGCTTTTCTGTAAATTCACGCAAATCTCGGACTGCAATATGCAGTTCGTTTGGGATTGAAGGTCGAGCTTTCATTCGATGACGCTCATCCTGCAATCTATCGACCTGACTGCGTAGATATTTTAGCACCGCTTCGTCTTCTGGAGATATTTTCCTGTTCGACATTACAACACCACAGCAAAAACCAATATCGCGTAAAGCGTAAACATCAAAGCCAAGCCACCTAAAACGTCACCAAATACGCTGTCTTCCATTTCGCGCAGCATTTCGCGCAGTTTATCAAGCTTGTTCATTTTTGTTTACCTCTACTTCCTCAAAGAATGCGTCACGAACGATTTCTAAAATGTATTCTGAAACCGTTTCGCACTCACATTTGTGTGCATTAATAATCAGCCAATCTAGCTGTTCTTCGCTGAGTTGTTTAATAATATACGATATAGAGCCTAATCGCATGTGATTTTTAGTGCCATGCTTCAGCGGGTTCTTACGCTTTCGTCGCGGGACGACCCCGTTTTCTCGACCCCTCCGCACAGCCGAATTAACCAAGGCGAACTTCACACCCAACTCCTGCGCAATGGCTGGAGCAGTCATGCCTGCCAAAGTCATTTTCCATATTTTTTCAGTTTGTGGCTTCCGCATATCAGGTTTCATTATCTGCCTCCAATTCCTCTAATTCTTTACGGGCGCGTGCTAGACTAGCGCCATCGACGGCTAGGTCAGCCGATACCCAGCTCGGCCTAACGCCCTGATACCGTTTTTCTAAGCGCTCTAGCGATTGTGACATGAAGTCAATGTAACCCTTAAGGTCATCAATTCTTTGTTTGTTAGACATTCATAGCCGCCTTCCTAGCCGCAACAGCATCTTTAATATCAACAAACGTACCTAAGTTCGTTTTCTTTCCATTAATATTTGCAGATGCGCGCCACTTTCCATGTGACTTAATAAAGCTCACTCCTGCAAACCCAGACGTATTTGCTTTGCTTAAACCTTTATTTAAAGATTGCTCTTTGGCAGTTGCTTCGCGCAAATTTACAATTCTGTTATCACAGCCGTTTCGGTTTAAGTGGTCTATTGAGTTAGGCCATACTGGATAATAGCCGTGGTGCAAAAAGAACCCTACGCGGTGTGCGAATAAATTTTTACTGACACCTTTATAGCTAACAGACCCAACAAGGTAATCGCACGTACTTTTGTGATTGCTCACACGGCAGTTAAAACTTAATCGACCACTATGTTGAGTATTATATCTCAAAGCTGAACCAGCAGCACTTACAAATGAACTGCCTGCGCCAGTGTCAAAGAAATCCTCACTCAGCCGATCACACGCATATATCAAACCGCTGTCTGGATCGTAGCGGAACAGCCTACGCATTAAATCTAAATCTTCCCAAAATTTTTCCATGTTGCATTCCTCCTTTGCAAAGTTTGCGAAAAACTATTTGTGGCTTTATCGCAAACAACACACATAGCCTAATCCAACAAAAATCCTAATACAACCCCCTTGACGTACAATTTTTGTCCTATATGCTCAAATAAACCAAAAGGAGATAGAAATGAAAAATCGCAAAGAGTCCCGAGTAGTGTTGACCGACGACCAACACGACGTTTTGACAGCCGCCGCAAAGCGAGCTGGTATGCCGCTCGCAACGTATCTGCGCTACTGCGCGATGCAAATTGCATTTCAGCAGCGTGTGACTTCAGAACATACTGTAAAGGCTTGATGATGCTGATTTATGGCATTGACCCAGGCTATACAGGAGCGATTACGCTCTACTGGCCGATCACGGGTGACATTGAAGTGCATGACATGCCGACAATGAAAAACCCAAAGGGCAAAACGATCCTAAACATGCACAGCATTTTAGATATTTTAGAGCCAGAGGGCGATGGGCCACGTGTGGCTTACATAGAGCAAGTTGCCGCCATGAAGGGCCAAGGCGTGTCGTCCATGTTCCGCTTTGGCGAGCAGTTTGGAGCGCTGCAAATGGCTCTGGCTGCAACAAAGACGCCGATGCACATGGTCACGCCGTCTACTTGGAAGCGGCATTTTGGTCTGAGCAGAGATAAGGGTGTTGCGCGCAGCCTTGCGATGAACAGGTTTCCAGCCGAGGCTAGTCGGTTTGGTCGTGTAAAGGATGATGGACGCGCAGAAGCCACGCTAATTGCGTTATATGGAAAGGAAGTAAGTAAATGAAAACTTACAACTACCGAGATGCATTTAATAAACATTTAGTGCATGATGAAAATCTTTTAGATTTTGAAACCATTATTGATGCGACAGACATTCGCTCTGATCTTTATTTTGCTAACTACGAAAAATCACCTTGGCATGTGCAAGCAGTCATAAACGGTTTCGAGGTAAATTTTTGGCCGCACACAATGAAAGCGTATGCACAAGGCTTCGGAACTAAAGCAGATCTGCACGCGATAATTGATATGGTACACAGCATTAAAGATGAAGAAGATTTTGAGGTGTTGGAATGAACGGTTTTGAAAAACACGGCATCAAGCACCTATCTGCAAGCAGCATCAACCTCTGGTCGAACGCACCGGACGTGTGGGTAATGAGCTATCTGTTTAAACAACGTACACCTATGGGGGCAGCCGCTTGGAGGGGCATATGTTCGGAAACTGCAGTAGCTTCAGCCCTAACAGGCGCACAGAGCCTCAGAGACGCCACTAAGAGTGCATTAGAGAAGTTCGACAAGCGCTTCATTATTGCAGACGAGAGA